GCCATAGATCTAGGATTTCTTCCAATCGAAGTACCTTTGCTTGTTTGTATTACTGTTTGTGTTGTTTTTGCTTTTGCCATTTGTCTCTCTATTAATTGCTAAGGAGTTGGGAATGAAAGATAGAAATTAACTTAACAAAAAAATTACCCCAACCCCTTAACAAACTATTTAACCCAGATACTTTTGGGTTTGTTATCTATTTTTGGTTTCATGGTTTCTAAAACACTTTCAAGCAAAGCCCTTTTAACATCATTAATATTATGATTTTGTGGGTCTATAATTTTAAAGTCATTTAGCTTTGGCTTATAAGTTGCATGATGGTAGGCTCGATATAGAGGACTTGTTGTGTCCTCCATATCTCCTTTGTAAGTCCACTTAATTAGTGAGCCGTTAAAGTCAAAATAAAAATCACCCATTTTAAGCCCCACATTCCTTACGGTTTATAAATTTTAATATGTCTTCTAGTCTGTATAAAACCTCAACCCAAGAATGACAATAATGATCATCAAAAAATGGATCTGCATCAGATTCATTTTCAAATAAACTAGAAGTAACATAAAAACTTTCATCTTCAAAATCAATATATAAATGAGGATGTTTTTTTAACAAAGCTTTCGACTTTTTTTCAGCTTCTTTGTCTTGGCTTCTTAAAGAATGATAGAGTTTAACCCTATTCTTTTCTTGCTTGATGGTCTTTTCTAAGCGTTCAATTTCTTGGACCGTCTGTTTTAATATTTTTTTATTAGTTGCTAGTTTTGTTTTAAGTGCAAACAACTTTTCTTCAAACGAACCAATAATTTGGTTAGCATCTTTATAATAGTCTTTCATGTAAGCCCCCTTTGGCTAATTGGTTAATGTAAACATTATACACGAATGATTACATATGTCAAGCATTACTTTTTATTAGATATTTTTTAAAGAGATCAATAGGGACCAAGCAAGCTATTTTTTTCTGGCTGTCTCCGTCTCCAAGAATTTCTTGTGATCTGATATTATTTAATAATAAACATTCAAATATTTTCCCTGGAGTTGTCCACATTAATTTCTTGCCATCATAGATCACCCAATAGTCGGCTTTGGTAGACAGCAACGCCGATGGCTTCCCGAACATAAATAATTCAACAAGTATGTTTCCGGTTTCACGGCTCCTGTAATCAACTTTGATTTCTACTTTTATGTCCTTCTCTGGAATATAAAGATCATAGTCTTTAAATTTTTCTGGAATTAATACTGAGGATGGATAAGTTTTACGAATTATAGATAAAACTTTTTCTTCTACCGCCTTGCCGACTGCTAGATCTTTTTTAAAGTTTTTACTCGTATTTATCTTTGACTGAACCATAGTCTTCGTCAGACATTAAAGATTTAATGGCTAGGTCATTAAACTTGTGATCTGAGATGATAATTTTATTTAAAATATCAATGCACTTATGGTCTTGTTGCGTCATGTTTGACTGATGTGTAGCTACTAAAATAATTCTTTTAATAGCATCACGAATAGTTAGGTTGTCTATATTTTTCAATTTTTGCAATTCCCTCCATCTAGTTTCTTGTGATTCAACCTGCCTAATTTTAAAACCTTCTGCGGCATTTCTAAGATTGATTATTTTTTTCTGGACATCATTGAATGAGTTCCAATTTGTGATTTCTTCTTGGTGTCTTCCGCATGATTTGCATCTGAGATCACCTATTGTTGTAGAGCAAACTCCTCTACAGGGCGTACTCGCTAAAGAAGCCTCTCCTAGGACAGATGAGAGCCTCTCAGAGTTTGAAAGGCTCTTGTCTATATTTGCAGTCATTAGTCTTTCTTGGAAGAATCCTCTCCGTTTGTATTCTTCTCGTCTGATGATACTGCATTTTCAGCTTGTTGTACAACTTCAAAGTCCTCAGGGAGCAAGGAGGTTAGCTCCCCTTGATCTACTCTGTTGCCAAGCTGAACCAATCTACTAAGCTCTGCAATCATTGGTGCTAATTGCTGATTATAGTATTGAGCTTGAGCAATCTTCTGTTTAGCAGCCTCAGAAAGACTTTTTAACTTGTATTGCCTTTGCTCGCCATCAATATTTAAATTAATAAATTGATCTTCTTGTGCCATTTATATCTCCTTAGAATGGTATTTCGTCTTGAGTCTTTGGGGCAGTTTGCTTTTCTGCAACCCCAGACATAGGAGTTTTTTCTAAAACACTTAAATTAAGCCTTGGTGCTTTTGGGTTTTCAGATTCTACTTTATAGGCAAATACCATAAAATCCTTTCCGTTAACATTCAAAGTTCCATTTAAAATATATTTCTTACTTTCATCTTCGGTTTTCCAAAGTGAACCCTTATTAGTATTATCATACTCTTGCATTATATTTTCTCCTTGTTAGCCCATTCCTCTAAGATTTTATTTACGATGTAGGCAACTTTCCGATCCCAAAATTTGTGATCTTTTATCTTGCCAACTTTTACAAGTTTATCGTAAATGCTTTCGTCAATTCTTGAGCTAATTGATTTTTTATTAGCCATTAGTTTTCCTCCAGTAGTTTGGTGTAAATTCTCGCCTCACCCTCTGCCCTATATCCTTCTAGAATGTGGACAGGTATGTCTTGATCTTTAACCAGTCTGGCATAGTTAATTCTCCCTTTGGGTTGAGTCATATGACATCTCACCGTGGGGGTACTAAATGCTCCACCATATCTTTTTACCAATACAGAAGAAAGATCTTTTTTCCTAGCTTCTAGGATAGTAGACCTTTCTTTGAGCTTCTTTAGTTCTGTTAATGTTTCTGATAGTTCTTTGCTTTCTTCATCTTCGTCAACTTGTTTATAATTAACTCCTGGTTCTTCTTTGTCTTCAGACCAGCGAGCAATATTCTTTGGGTCTTTACATGCTTCTGTATACCAATCCATAAAGGCTTTTGCTTTAGGAATATAGATCTCTTCCCATTCAGGGTCTTTAGAAACCCATTCTTGATAATGTTCATTTTCATACCACTGGAAAAAGAGCATTTCATCTATACCCATGCAAGCCATACCTAGTTGCATTTGATGCCAATAATTTCTTTTTTGTGCTTTAACATCTTTAACTGCTTTTGATATCGGGCATTTAATTTCTACGGCAGAAACATTTCCATTTTTACCTTTAACTAAAACACCATCCGGAGACATTCCTAGCCAGTCATGCTCAGGGTGAACAACAAAAGATGGCTGTCTAATTTGGTATCCCATCTTTTTTAGCTCCTCTAAAGCTCTTGGCTCATTTTCTTTTCCATAAGTAATCGCGTACATAGCACCTTGAGGAAACGGGTCCTGCGGTAGACCATGAGCCTCTCTGTACATATCCCTTCCTAAATTATCCCATTGTTGTTCTATTGAACCAGAAGCCCATTGATCTTCTCCAAAAGCCCTTTGACATCTTGTTCCGGTAATTCTGTTGGTTCTTTGACCGTGCCACTCAGGTGTTCCTTGTTTAATCGTTGTCATTTAGAAGCCTTTTGAAATCTTAAATTTAATTGAACACGCAACTCTTTGTTGCCTTCTAGTTCAGCAGCTTTATCAAATCTTTTTAATATGGCTGTTTTTTCTTCAATATTTTTAGCTTTTTTCAACTCTGATTCAAAGTCAGCAAGAAAAGACTCTGAAGTATCTCCGTCTTCTGATGGTGCTTCTTTATCAACTCCTTCTAATTCAGGTTCAACTATTTCTTCAAACGGAACACAGAATGTTTCAAGCAAAGCGTTTCTATAAGCAAAAGATCTTGCTGATTCCAAGTCCTTTCCTTGTTGTGATTTACTATGACCAACATATGACCTATCTACATGAGACCCATCTTCTGTACAAATAAATCTTAATGTTCCAACCACTCTAGTTAATGTAGTTCTTCCATCTTCCATTATTTTTGTAGATACTCTTAGGTCCGGCTGAACCACTGTTAATATTTTGTTTTCATACAATGGCTTTGAAAATGTTTGGATTACCTGATCAATTCCCCTGTATTTATATTTTTGAAAAGAGTTAACCATATCTTTGCCGATTGGATTTTTGAATAGGTACTCTTGTATGTTTTGTAGTGCTTTATAAACTTGCATAATTAAAACCTCCTAGCTGTATTGTAATCTTTTATTTTTTTTAAAACAATACTTTACAAAAATTATTTTTAGATTAATAATTGGATCCCAATAAGGGTAAATATGTCATTAGAATATATAACTAAAGTTTTAAAATCAGAGGTGTCTCCACCAAGAAAATTACTTTTAATTATCTTAGCT